CCAAATTGTTTTCCATTTCCAACATCATTGTGCCAAGTGTAATGTTGGTTTTTTTTATATTTTGTAAATTGAATAGGTTCTGCCCAGTCTACTTGATGTTTCCACCCAGACATTTCATTAGCAGTATTAAGATATGGAAAAAGTAAATTATATAGCCATTGTTCGTCTATAAAAGAAACATAAGAATCTCTGTCTTTTTTTAAATTCTTTTTTTGTTTTTTATTTAAAGTTTTAAATTTGTCTTGAGAAAAATTTCCAGTTCTCGCTGTTATTAATTTGGATTGTTGTCCTACTTTTATAATTTTATTACAAACTTTAGGCGTTAAAGCGCTAGCAAAATACCAATAAAGGTTTTCGTAATGAACCATAATCTTTCTTTTCTTTTTTACTGTATATCTTTTTATTCTATTAAAATCCAAGTATTATTACTTGGATTCCAGTAATAATTTTGATTATCCTCTCTATTTAAATTTTCCCATCTTTGTTCAGCGTCATTCCATTCTGCAACATTTGCATAAACATCTTGTTCACTTCCGTCAGAATTAGTAAAAGTAGGGTTTCCTATTGTATTAGGTTTTGCAACAGGTGGAACCCATACATCATTTGTATCATCCCATGTCCAAGATTGAAAAGGTTGCATAGAAACAAATTTATTTTTATCTTCTTTCCAAACAGCTCCAATTGCTTGAACTCCTATTAAATCTTTATATTCGCCCTCACCAAATAATTTAACGCAATGCTCTTGGGTGTCCATATCATCAATCATAAATATTTCACTACAAACTTTTAATTGCACACCTACATTAAAAGGATCTTGTTGTGACACAACTTTTGCTACTTTTTTATAAATTTCAGATCCTCTTGACATATTAAAAAACTATAGTTCCAGATACGTTAAATATTGCAAGTGTAGCTCCACCATCCGTTGCTGTTGAATTTGATCCAGGTGATACTGTTAACGAAGTTCCTGTTGGATCTCTTAAAATAACATTACCAGTTCCTCCTGATCCGCCATCTCTTGCAGGTGATCCTCCCGGGCCGCCGCCTCCGCCGCCGCCTTGGCCG